GCCAGTTCCAAAACGACGACTTGGTTAAACTTAAAGTTGCTAATGTTAACGAGGTTAATGGAAACCTACAGATCGCATTTACTCACCCTCTTGATATTGCTAAATATAGAAATCTAGGGATTTCAGTAACTCCTCACTCTTCGGATTACGGAACTACTCTTTATTCACCATATGGTATTACTGGAGATATTGGAGCAACTGCAACCTACCAGTTCGGTGCTTCTGATTCTCTAGGAATTCAATATACCCTGGGACCAGGCGGAACTGGTGCAACCTCATCTTCTGCACCGACAGGATACGCTAACGCACTAGTTGGACAGATCACAACACCTTTCTACCAGAACGTTCTCTATGCAGAACTACAGGACGGGGATACGATTTACCAGAATTCAGCAGGAACAAATATTCAATATCTTTCTTACAACCAAGACGTTGATAGAGACCAATATTCGATCTACTATGCATTTGGATACACTAATATTTCTAGATCCAGCAACACACTGGAAGCAATTACCAACTTCGGACAGTCTTACCCTTCGGTAAGCACAGGACTAGTTGCTGGTTATCCTTCGACAAACAAGATAGACATTATTTCTTCTATCGGAAGTATTAATGAATACATCGACGTTAACGGAGGAATTGCAGGAAAGACTAGCGTCACCTCGTTTAAAATGGACAGTTCATTATTCACCATTTCGGTGGGGGATCTTCTAGTTTCTACCGACCAAGATTTATGTCAGGTTGAGAACACCAACAGACAGCAAAGGCTAACTAAAGTTACTTCTGTAGCTACCACATCTTTGAATAACATTGTAACTGTAACAACTGCAAGACCTATCTACTTCTACTCAGGTGGAAGCACAGGGCTTCAAGTTCAGAAGTTCCAATCTATCCCTCAGTTCACCACATCATTTGACTTTACTTACCTAGAGGGATTCCAACTTAGCGACTTCCACAGACCAAACGGAACAGATGCTAGAGTAGAGGTAATTCTAGATGTGATGTACAACACTAATATTGCAGCAACGCTTGCGACTAAAGACGTTATCTCATTCAGATACATCGTTGATACATTCAGTGGAGTAATCCTTCCTAACTCTAAGTCTCAATTGAGTAAATTGGCCATGATGAGAGGACAAGCTCTTGCTCTGATCAATGCTCCTTCAATGGCTCAGTTCCAGGCTTCTGTAGATCCTAGATTTACCGCAGCTCCTACTGCAGCTGATCCGTATCCATCTCTACAAACTCAATATATTGCAGACGGAGGTAATCTTTCTCTGAACCCAACATACACTTTCTCTCTACCTACTCAAGCTTTAGGTGCTTCTTTTGCAGCATATTACGCTCCTTATATCACTCTAAGAGAGAACAACAGAAACGTAAACGTTCCACCAGCAGCATTTGTTTCCAACAACTTCGTTGCTAAATTTGCAAACGGTGAACCATACGCTATTGTGGCAGGTCAGAAGAGAGGAACAATCGCAGGAACAAACCTAGTCGGAGTTGAATATGACTTTACTCTAGAAGACAGAGGATGGTTAGAGCCTTTCGGTATCAACCCAATCATCAAAAAGAGAGGACTTGGAGTTGTTATCTTCGGTAACCAGACTGCTTACCAAACAGTTAATTCTGCATTCAGTCTAGTTCACGTAAGAGATCTACTGATCAGCGTAGAGAACGACGTAGAACAAATTCTTTCTAACTACCTATTCGACTTCAACGAGGATTCTATCAGACTTGAAATTAAGACTCTGGTGGACAACTACCTTGACGGGGTTAGATCTGGTGGAGGAATTTATGCTTACCAGGTAATCATGGATGCTTCAAACAACCCTCCTTCAGTAATCGATCAAAATATCGGTATCATCGACGTAATTCTTGAACCTGCTAGAGGAATCCAGAAGTTCATCAACAGAATTACTGTTACTAGAACCGGAGGTATCGCAGCAGGAGGATTCATCCAGTTTGCGTAATTGATAATTTTTAGCATCAGGAAGAATCGGATAAATATAGAAAATAAGAAAACGAACTAAATGGCTGGATTACCACATTATCAAAATTCACTGTTTGGGATAAACAATTACGAACCTGTTTACCTCAACCAGTTTGAGGTTCTAATTACCCCTCCAGGACCGGTTTTGGGCGGCCAAATTCTTGTTCAGCAGGTAACAAACCTCAGCGGTTTAGAAGTTGATAAGACACCTGCACCGATCGAGCAAAGGTATAAGTTTGCAGTTAGAAACTATGCTGGTGCAAAGCCAGATCGGACAGTATTCGATCTGTCTCTTAGTTTTACAGTCAACTTAAACGATGCTAACTCGATGTATGTGTTTAAGACACTGAGACAGTGGACAGATTTGATCTACAATCCTCTGACAGGTGCAATGGGCGTGAAGAGAGACTATATTGGATCTATTGTTATTTCAGTCTTTAATAAACAGGGTGATGTATTTAGAAGAATTACCTGTAAAGACTGCTTCCCAACTTCTCCCCTGACAGTAATGGAGCTAGATTATCAGGCTACTGATATTTATAACGTTACTATGACCTGGGCAGTAGACTACTGGGACGATCAATTCCTATAAAATAACAAAGAGAAATGGCAGGATTACCACATTTTACAAACTCAGCGGCAGGCGTAAAACTATACGAACCAGTTTACCTTAACCAATTTGAGGTTTTAATTACCCCACCAGCTAGCGTTACTTTAGCTAACACTAGATTCAAAGGAGAGGGAATTTTAACCCAGCAGGTGAAGAAAATTTCTGGACTTGCAGTTGATATTCAACCGGGCGGAGTTTCTAGCCAGTTCTACAAGTTTGCAGAGAGAAGATATGCAGGAGGTGCTCCGGCAGATACTTCAGTTGCATTCAACGTAGAATTTGAGGTGAACTTAAACGAACAGAACTCGATGATCGTGTATAAAATCATGAGACAATGGGCGGATCTAATCTACAATCCACTGACAGGTGCAATGGGTATAAAGAAGGACTATGTTGGATCTATCGTGGTTTCTATCTTCAACAAGCAGGGAGACGTTTTCAGAAGAATTAGTCTAAACAACTGTTTCTTGACAGCAAACATCAATCCAATGAATCTAGATTATAATGCAGGTGAAACCCTCTACACCCTAGAAACTAGCTGGAAGGCAGACTACTGGCAGGATCAATTCCTATAAACTTAAATTAAAATAGTATGAAAAATATATCAGATTTTAACTCTTTTGTTCAGACCATCAACGAAGCAGCACCTTGGGATCCTAAGAAAGCCCAGACTGCTATCGATGGTATAATGAAGAGATATAAAGAGAATAAAGATGCTGAACCTACTGGTCTTAGCTTTGCTAACATTCAAAAGGTATATGGAAAAATTGACAATCGGACTAGATTTGAAATTGCTCAGGCTCTTAAGTTGATTGGGAAGAATTTTTTCCCTGTAAACAGTGCCAGCCCAGATAAATCTGCTAATGACAGATTTGAAAATTCGAAGGGAGATTCATCGGATTTTTTCTTTACCTATTATGTTGGGGAAAAAAATCAGAATCTAAAGATGGATAAGTTTTCTGAAGCACTTCTGAAAGCAGTTAAACCTATAGTTGATGAATTCTCTGGTGGAAACTTTGACCAGTTCATCAGGAAGACTGCTTTAGAAAACCCTGTGGTAAAACAAGCTAAAGTAGCTGCAGATAAAATTTCTGGTTAATTTACCAAAAAAGAGAAACTTCTCTGAGACGGATATTCTAGAATAATAGAATATCCGTCTTTTTGTTGTGTTGGGTATATAAAATAACAATTTAAATTAATATGGGACTAGACAATCAAGGAATTTTAGCAGGATTATCCCCTGAGGAAATTCTAGCAAGAAAAGAAATGGAAGGAGGAGTTCAGTACGACGACCCTTTCATTCCAGAATCACCCGTTATACAAACTCCAACTCGGGAGGATTTAGAGGCAAGGCAAACCCCTCTATATACACCTCCTCATGTTTTAGATCCTGCTCTAGAAGAGATTAGATCTAGATCATCAGCACCTTTAGATTCTAGACCTCCTGACTTAGGAAGAATTGAACCACAAAGGGTTCCTCAGCCTGAATTTTCACCTGGGCTGGAATTTGGCTGGAAGAATCTTCCCCTATCAGTTCTACCTTCTAAGGGACTTTTTTACCCTGACGGAACTAAGATTGCAATCAGAGCTGCAGAGGTAAAAGAAATTAGACACTTTTCGAGTATAGACGAGGAAGATTTAATCGACCTAAACGAGAGGTTAAACTTCATCCTCAGTAAATGCAGCACGATGCACTTTCCCAGCGAAGGTGTTGTTTCCTATAAGGACCTAAAGCAGGAAGATAGGTTTTTCTTGATCATGGCAATTAGGGATTTGACTTTCATTCAGGGAGAGAATAGAATCATTATTACACCTACGACTACCTGCGGCAAGAAAGATGCCTGTCCTATCTCTAACGGAATAGAA